GAAGTCGTTTAAAGAGGCGTATGATTCAGGAGATGCAGATGCAGTTACGGCTGCTCAAGAGGCGTTAGTCTCAGCAAAGATAAAATTGTCTAGTGCTGAAGCCTACGTTCCTCAGTACTCGGAAGAGGTTTTAGCGCAACAAGAACAAGCCACTCAGCAAGCACCACAGGGGGAATCTTCTCAAAAAGAGCCCTCGTCTGAGGATTTGGCTTGGCAGGACCGTAATAAAGAGTGGTTTGGGCCTAATGACGCAATGACAAGTCTAGCGTTCGGGCTCCACACTTCTTTAATGAAAGAACACGGCGCGGAGTACGCAGGCACCCCTGCATATTATGAACAGATCGACAACGAAATGCGTTTGAGGTATCCTGACTACTTCAAGGACACTGAAGAGACGTCCCCTTCACCCAAGGGAAATCAGTCACAATCCACTGTAGTCTCTCCCGTTAAACGCACCACGAGCCCAAAACGCGTGGTTTTAAGCAACTCAGAAGTGAGACTAGCTCAACGACTAGGACTCTCTCCCGAACAATATGTTCGTGAGAAAATGAAGTTGGAGGCGTAAAAATGGCAGAAGCTACAAACAAGCGTGACAATGAAACTCGGGACGCTCAAGAACGCCCGAAGATGTGGAGAAGACCTGACGTTTTACCCCAGATAAAACGCGAACCGGGTAAATCCTATCGCTGGATTCGGTTCGAGTCTATGGGGATGGCTGACAGTGCAAATATGTCGTCAAAACGATCAGAGGGATGGGAGCCTGTGAAGGCTTCGGCACACCCTGAGATTTTCTCTGCTCCTAATGATAAGGATGAGATTAGGAACGGTGGGCTTCTTCTTTGCCAAAATGATGAAGAGATCACTAGACAGAGGAACGCGTATTTCTCGGACAGAACCGACGCAAATACTGAATCTGTCGATAACAACTACCTGCGTGAAGGTGATGCCCGTATGCCAATGTTCAAAGAGAAGTCCACTAAGGTTTCCTTTGGCAGCGGTGGCGGGGGTCAAGGAAGCGCATAAACATTAACTTTTTGTCTAAGTGAGGACTAAATTATGGCTGCTGTACCAGGCGCTTACGGGCTAAGGCCCGTGAACAATCTAGGTGGCCGCGCTATGAACTCGGCATTTAACCAGTTTGAAATTGTTAGTGCGTATAACACAAACATTTTCAGTGGTGATATTGTCAAGTTCGCGGCTGATGGAACTGTGGCAAAGGACACAGGCACAAGTACCGCTACTCCGGTAGGGATCTTTGTCGGTTGCTTTTACACAGATGCACAAGCTGGACCGCAATTTGCAAACTATTGGCCCGCCAATCAGGTTGCAAGTGACGCGGTAGCTTACGTTGTGGATGATCCCACAGTGTTGTTTAAGGTCGCAGTTGAGTCTGCTTCAGGGACGGTTTCGTCTCTGGCGTTGACCGACATGAACCGTAATCTCTCGATTATTCAAGGGACAGGTTCTACGACCACGGGACGTTCTGCCGTTTCGGTAGATGACACCTCCAACACTACAAACACATTGCCTATACGTGTTATTGGACTTGTTCCAGAAACTGTAAATAGCTCCGGTGGTTACACCGAAGTTATCTGCAAGTGGAACGCTGGTCACGTATACGACAATACTACAGGCGTATAAGGGGGATTGAGTAATGGCTATCAGTAGAGCACAACTACTTAAAGAACTGCTCCCTGGACTCAATGCCCTTTTTGGACTTGAGTACAATAAGTACGGCGAAGAGCACAAGGAGATATTCGAGACTGAATCATCTGAACGTGCGTTTGAAGAGGAAGCAAAGCTCTCAGGGTTCTCATCGGCTCCGGTGAAGAACGAGGGTTCTGCTATCCAATATGACGACGCGCAAGAGGTGTGGACGGCTCGGTATAACCATGAGACGGTTGCTATGGGATTCGCGGTTACGGAAGAAGCTATGGAGGATAACCTCTATGACTCTCTATCGGCCCGCTACACCAAAGCACTAGCTCGCGCTATGGCTTATACGAAGCAGGTTAAAGGCTCGAACATTTTGGCTCGGGCATTTAATTCAAGCTACACATACGGCGATGGCAAAGTGCTATGCGCCACAGATCACCCGCTAGTTTCGGGTGGAACCAACTCTAACCGTCCTACTACAGCAGCCGACTTGAATGAGACTTCCTTGGAAGCCGGAATCATTCAGTTGGGTGACTGGACGGATGAGCGTGGGTTGTTGATTGCAGCCAAGCCGAATAAACTGATTATTCCTTCCGATTTGCAATTCGTTGCAGAAAGGTTGTTAAAGTCAGAGCTTCGGTCTGGAACTTCAGACAACGACATCAACGCAGTTAGGTCAACGGGCGCGGTACCCGGAGGTTACTCCGTAAACCACTTCCTGACCGATACTGATGCTTGGTTCCTTACCACGGACGTTCCAAATGGATTGAAGCACTTTGTTCGTACTCCTATGACTACGAGCATGGACGGTGACTTTGATACTGGGAACGCCCGGTACAAGGCGCGTGAGCGATACAGCTTTGGCGTAAGTGATCCTTTAGGGATTTACGGAAGCCCAGGGGCTGACTAAATAAGCTAGGGGGGCTTTAGGCCCCCCTTCTTTTATACTATTTCCTGACTGTCCTAATGGGCAGACACTAGCCGAGACAGGAGACTTATTATGGCTAATTCGACTTTTTCAGGTGCTGTTCGTTCTGAGAACGGCTTTAAGGTTATCAATGTTGCTTCAGGAACTGGGGCTGTTACCGAAACTTCTTCGATTGCGTCTACAGGTATATTCACTAACAAGTATATCCAACACGTTGGATTTGCGACGGGCGTCACGGTAAACAGTACGGCTGGGGATAGCCCCGCTATTGGCGAGTTCACCCAACCCGCGAACACTATCATTACTAACATCAAGATCTTTTGTGTTACCGCTCCTGTAATTGGTACTGGAGACATTGGGTACGAAGTTGGAACTTCTAGTTCTGGCGCACAGATTGTTGCTGCTCAGACCGACGAGATTCTTGATGGTGGTACTACGGTAGTCGTGGGTAACGTAACCGTAACAGATCTGGTGCTACAGACGCAGGACGCTACGACTGCACCCGCTTCTGTTCAGTACGCATCGGCTGAAAGAACCATATACTGCAATATCACCAATACTGTAGATGCAACTACGGCAGGTTCCTTTACCTTTATCATCGAGTATGTCCAGGTAGCATAGGAACGATTAAACTAAGTATTGTTGAGGTGAATAATGGGACTATCAGATGTTACGTCAGTATTTATAACTGCTGATTCCGTAGCTCTTGATGCTGATGGTATCTCGGCAGCAGCCACGCTAAGTGGTGCTGGGAATTTAACTATCGGTGGAGCCCTCGCTAGCGGGGGCTCTTGTACCTTCAATGCTGGAAGAATCGTCACTATCCTAAGTGCTGGAGATGATTCTGGTGATACGTTCACAGTTACGGGAACAGATGTGAACGGGGATGCCCAGACTGAAGAGATAACAGGGGCTAACGCAGGAACGGCAACAGGATCTAAGTATTTTAAAACGGTGAGCCAGATAGCGACTGATGGAGCTAGTGCGGGGAACGTCTCAGCGGGAGTAAATGCTTCGGTTGCAGATGCTATTTACGCAGGGCGTATGCGGCTTAAGGGCGCGTATATTGTTAATTCAGGGACTGCTGGAACTATATCGTTTACTACTACGTCACCTACGGGAACCACTTTGATGAAGTTAGGGACTGTGGCTTCGGCCACTGTGACGCGGGATGTGACTATCCCCGAAGAAGGGGTGGTGTTCCCTTCTGGGGGATACATCCAGTACACGACAGCTACCTTCACAAGTATGACCGTATTCCATGCGTAAGTGGTTGAGGAGGATACATGGCTACTTCCTCTACAGCGAACTTTGATCTCGATCTCAATGAGATCGTAGAAGAGGCGTTTGAGCGAGCGGGATCAGAAATGCGCTCGGGGTATGACTTAAAGACTGCTAGACGGTCTTTAAATCTACTGTTTGCAGAGTGGGCCAATCGTGGCATTAACCTATGGACGATTGAACAAGGTACTCAGACTCTTACGGCAGACACAGCTTCATATAATTTACCTATAACTACGGTAGATCTTATTGAGCAGGTTATACGCACAGGGTCAGGTACGACGCAGAACGATCAGTATCTGTCTCGTATTTCTGTGTCTGATTACGCAGCGATACCAAATAAGAACGCTACAGGCAAACCTACGCTGGTTTATATAGATCGAAACAGCGGGGCTACGAACTCATCATCAGTAGTACAA